CTTCAGGCTGATCCATCCGGCTCCGCTCTTCAACTTGCCCCAGCCGCCCTGCTGCTGCACGATGGTGAACACCTGCCCCTTACTCACAGTCTGGGCGACGGCGTAGCTCGTGCCCGGTCCTTTGCGGACGTTCAGGCTGCTGGCCGTGATCTGAACGATGAACGGCTCCGGGGCGGCCTCTGCGCCCAGCCGCTTGTTGACCTCGCTGGCGATGTACGGGAACTCGTTTTTGAGGTAGGGGCCGGGGCAGAGCGTGGACTTGAAGTAGCAGTGCATCGTGAGGTTCCCGGTCTTGTCGCCGGTGAAGTTGAGCCTCTGGATGCCGTTGCGCTTGCAGATGTCTACGCACAGGTCGATGAGCGAGGCCATCGCCTTGTCGCTCACAGTCCAGTTCGGGCCGAGGGTGTTGTTTGCCACCTCGATGGTGACAGCCTGATTGTCATTGTCCGGGCTACTGGAGGTCCATGCCCGGTCCTTTTCCTCGACGTACATCCCGATGCGGCCATCGGTGCCGATGCCGTAGTTGGAACTCGCCCTGCGGCTGGTCGGGGCGAAAACTGCGCCGCACTGCTCCACGGTCAGATTGCCAGCCATGTGGTGGATGGTGATCTTGCGGATGGGCTTCTTGCGGGGGCTTGTCCTGTTCGGGCTGATCTTGGTGTAGGAGATCAGAGAACTGTTGCTCATGGGAGCGACCTCCTTTCTCCCCGGCGGGCTGCTGCACCAACCGGGGAAGGTCTGAATGTGTTAGTCTTTGGTGATCTCGTCGGCGATGTTCTCGGCCACCTCGTCCATCTCCTTGATGGCGGCATCGATGAAAGCGTCCAAGAAGGGCGTGACCTCGATGTTCTTCATCTTGAGCAACTTGATGACCAGAGCGTGCTTGTCGGTCTTGGGAATCTTGCCAGCTTCTGCGGCTTTCTCTGCGCCCTTGACCAGCTTGCGGACCAGCGAGAAGATGCGCTGCTCGCGGAGCCAAGGAATGCCGATCTTGGCAGCCATGAGCATTGCAATGGTGCCGATGATCTCCATGACGCTGGGAAGAATGGCGGTTGCGATTTCGGTGATATTCATAGCTTTCCTCCTGTTAGATGTCGTTCGTTTCGTGGGCCTTTTTGTTCAGGTGCTTCTCCAGCTTGTCGAGCGCATCCTTGCACGGGCCGTTGCAGCCCTGCTCGATCAAGCCCTGCAGGGCACCTTCAGGCCGTAGCAGAGCAGTGTCTGCTCGTCCTCGATGGACTTGATGAAGTCGCTCTGCTTGCGGTTGATCTGAAAGACCTTGTAGACGGCCACGATCACACCGATGATCACGCCGATGGACGAGATCACCGATGCGGCTCTGATTACGGTGTCGAGGTCAATGTACATCTTCCTCCACCTCCCCTCTGGCCGGACTGGGCAGAACGGCAGAACAGGCGCACTCGATGTCGTGCAGCGATTCTTCCTCGGCTGCAACGGCACCCAACTGCTGAAGCTGTTCGTTCTGCGCCTTGGCGATGCGGAGAAGGGTCGCCACGGCATCGACTAAAAAGTCGATGAGTTCCAGCCCGCCAGAGGAGTTAGGCATCCTTGTAATCCTCGCCAGTGATGGTTTTGTAGTCGTCCTCGGTGATGGTGCCCTTTTTGACGCGGGCTGCGATGCCAGCCTTGGTCAGACGACCGTGTTCATAGAGGCGGGACAGGCTCTCAACTAAAGTAGTAGCAGTCATAATTACAAAACCCCCTGTTCGATCAGCTGCATGGTGTAGTCGTCAATGGCCTTGCTGGTGTCGATCTCGGTGATCGATGCCAGCATCTGATACTCGGAGAACGTGATCTCCCGGCTCTCGCACTTGTAGTCGGTGTAGGCCGGAGTGCCGTCCTGTTCGGGATGCTCCACGGCGGTGATGTTGCGCCGCTGGATGTAGGTCTCCGGGCCGATGATCTGGAGTTCTTCAGGCTGGCTGGAGCATACTTCGGTTACCCAATGTTTCATGGTTCTTTTTCCTCCGATCTAATTTTGAGATGATTTCTTTGAGCTTGCCGATCTTCACGTTCGGTTTGATCCTGCGCTTGAAGCACTCGTAGGTGTCGGTGCAGGAAAACCAGCCCATGTAGCTCAGCATGGCTGCGATGTTGTGGCGGCAGTAGCTACGCCCTGCCTCTTTCGCCTTGTGGAGGTGCCGGGCCGTCTGTGTGGCCTTGAGCATGATCCGCTTGCGAATGATGGTCTTGTCCCGGTAAAATACAAAGCCCATAAAATCCAGAGGTCGGCCCATTGCTTTCCGCTTGCCCTGATAGAAGAACTTGCAGACCTGCCTGTTCTTCTTCAGCTTCAAACGGAACCGCTGCCCCAGCATCTTTCGGATCTGAACGTCGGCATTGTGCAGGGCTTTCTTGGCCGCTGCATAAATTGTCACGTCGTCCATGTACCGCACGAGTTTGTCGAGGCCGAGGGTCTCGGTTATCAACTTGTCGAGCGGCTCCAGCAGGTAGTTGGCCAGCCATTGCGAAATGTAGAACCCCAGCGGAATGCCTTTTTTGAACTCCCGGAGGCACAGCCAGATGACGTGGAGAAACCATTCATCCTTGATCCTGATTGCAAGCTCCCGCATCAAAACGTCCAGCCGGATGCTGTCGTAAAAATGCCGGATGTCAACTTTCAGGAAGTTCCGGGTCCCTTTCGGGTCTGAACGGAGCCACTTCTCAATCCTCCGCTTGGCGTAATGTGCGCCGCGTTTCGGGAAGCTGCCGCAGCTGTACTTGTATGCGGTGCCGGTGATGATCGGCTCCAACACCAGCACGATGATGTGGTGCAGCCATTGTTCGTGGATCTCCGGCTCAAAGATCTTCCGAATCTTACCGTGTTCGTAGATGATCTTCGGGGTGTGCTTATGGGGCTTGAATCCGAGTTTCGGGTTCTGGACTTCTATCCCATCGGGTTTGGTGTTCAAAATCATATCGTGCATCTTCTGAACTTCATCGTCCAGATGGGCATCGATATACTTTACCTCCGCTCGGCGTGTTTTGCCTTTCCGAAGGTTCTTGTATGCCTTGCGGATTGTTTTCTCCGAAAGCATTGCTTGATACAGATACTTGTACTCTTTCAACTTGTACGCCTATAAGATATTCTTTCTTCTATCTCCTGCACCCGGCAGGTGCGACCGCTTTACCGGGTGCCCTGTATCGGACCTATTTCCACTCATCTTTCCAATTATGGCGAGTAAGCCGCATTTCAGCGGTCAGCGGTGTAGGCTGCGCCCATCATGGCGCAGTGCATAAAATGCAGAGTGCGGCGGCTTTGGCGTAGGATG